CCCGACCGAACAACAACACACACCGCGCCAACAGGCGACGCTTACCGCTGTGTCGGCTCCGGGCTTTCCTGAAACCCCAACCAGCCAGGAGGCCGCAAGGTCTGGCGAGCGAGGGAACGTGACCGACGCCCCTAAAGTAGGCCCGAATAGGGGGAACGCAGGCAAGGGCCGTCCCAAGGGCTCCGTCAACAAGGCGACCAAGGCGCTCAAGGAGATGATCCTGGGCGCGCTCGACCGAGCTGGCGGGGAAGACTACCTCCTGCGCCAGGCTGACGAGAACCCCACGGCGTTCATGACGCTGATCGGCAAGGTTCTGCCCCAGGACGTCAACGCCAACGTCGCCGCGACGGTGCAGACCATCGCCCGGAAGATCGTTGACCCGAACCCTTGAGATCCCAACGGCCCGCATCTTCCGGCCGCTGCTGGAGCCGGCGCGATACAAGGGCGCATGGGGCGGGCGTGGATCGGGCAAGTCGCATTTCTTCGGCGGCCTCATGGTTGAGGAACACCTGGCGCAGCGCGGGTCGCTCTCGGTGTGCGTCCGCGAGGTACAGAAGTCTCTGGCGCAAAGCTCGAAGCGGTTGCTCGAGCAGAAACTGAGCGACTTCGGCTTGGGTGAGGCGGACGGCTTTCGGGTCTTCAACGACAAGATCGAAACCCCGGGCGACGGGCTGATCGCCTTCCAGGGCATGCAGGACCACACGGCCGAGAGTATCAAGTCTCTGGAGGGCTTCCAGCGGGCCTGGGTGGAGGAGGCGCAGGGCTTGAGCGTTCGCAGCCTGACGCTGCTGCGCCCGACCATCCGCGCGCCGGGCTCCGAGCTGTGGTTCTCGTGGAACCCGAACCGCAAGAACGATGCGGTCGACAGCCTGCTGCGGGGTGGGTCGCCGCCCACGGGTGCGGTCGTGTTGCGCGCCAACTGGTCGGACAACCCGTGGTTCCCGCCGGAGCTGGAGCAGGAGCGCTTGGACGACGTGCGCGACCGGCCGGACCAGTACGACCACATCTGGGAGGGTGATTACGCCAAGGTGACGGAAGGCGCGTACTACGCCCAGAGCCTGACGATCGCCAAGGCCGAGGGCCGCATCGGCTTCGTGGCGCGCGATCCCAACATGGCGATCCGCACCTTCTGGGACCTGGGGCGGCGGGACTTCACGGCGATCTGGGTCGCGCAGTTCATCGGCCAGAAGGTCAACGTCATCGACTACATCGAGGGCGCCAACCAGCCGCCGGCGTTCTACTTCGAGGAGCTTCGCCAGCGCGGTTACCGCGGTGCCATGGTCTACCTGCCGCATGACGGCTCACGCGTCGGGCCGGAGAACAGTTCTGGCCGCAGCTACGAGGATCAGGCGCGAGACGCTGGCTTCGACGTCGAGGTGATCCGCAATCAGGGGCCGAGCGCGGCCATGCTGCGGGTGGACGCCGGTCGCCGGCTGTTTCCCCGCATCTGGTTCAACGAGACGACAACGGAAGCCGGCCGGGACGCGCTAGGCGCCTATCACGAGCGCAAGGACGAGGCGCGGAACATCGGCCTCGGGCCTGAGCATGACTGGGCTTCGCACGGGGCGGACGCCTTCGGGCTCATGTGCGTGGCCTACGAAGAACCGATCATCGCGCGCAAGGCCAAGGCCCGCGCTCACGCTGGGGCAGGGGGGTGGATGGGATGAGCGTCACACCCGGTCGAATGATCACGCCGCTGGATGACACGCTAGACCGCCTGCGGATCGCGCTCTTGCTCAATGTCCCCGACGAGCACCGCGACGCGACGGGGTATGCTTTTGATCTGGCCGTCACAACGCTAGAGGCCGCACAGAAGCCTGACTTCGTTTTCCGCACCGGCACGATGGACGTGCGGACCGGCCGCGTTGTCGGGGATGGCTACCTTGAGGTGACCGTCCGTGCCTGACGACATCCTCAAGGAAGCCCAAGAGGCCTTCGAGACCATCGCCGAACACGAGGACGCCAACCGTCGCGCCTGGGAAGAAGACGTCGACTTCGCGCTGAACGAGAAGCAGTGGCCCGACAAGATCTTGAAGGATCGCGAGCTTGAGGGCCGGCCGGCGCTAACCATCAACAAGCTGGCCACCATGGGCCGCCAGGTGGTCAACGACGCCCGCCAGAACAAGCCCGGCATCACGGTTCACCCGGCTGACAGCGACGCCGATCCGGAGACCGCCGAGATCTTCAACGGCCTGATCCGCAACATCGAAGTCTGCTCCAACGCCGAGGTGGCGTACGATACGGCGCTGGAGCATGCGGTGTTCGGCGGCTACGGCTATTTCCGCATCAACACCGCCTACACGTCCGATGACACGTTCGATCAGGACATCGTCATCGAGCGCATTGCCAACCCGCTGAGCGTCTACGGCGACTGCTACTCCACCTCCGCCGACAGTTCCGATTGGAACACCGCCTTCATCGTCGACACGATGACCCAGGACCAGTTCGAGGGGCAGTACAAGAACGCCAAGGCGGTCGACTGGAAGTCCGACGCCTGGCGCGACGTCGCCCCGCCTTGGGTGGATGGCGACATGGTGATGGTCGCCGAGTACTGGAAACGCGAGGAGATCCCTAGCGCCATCGTGCTCCTGAGCGATCAGAGCATCGTCGAGGCGGACGTCTACGCGGCCAACAAGGCGATGTTCGACGCCATCGGGGTGAGTGTCGTCGGCCAGCGCGAGGTGAAGTCGCACAAGGTCACCCAACGCGTCATGTCGGGCGCCGAGGTGCTGTCCGAGGTGGCGTGGAAGGGGAAGTACATCCCCATCGTGCCGGTCTATGGCTCGGAGGTGAACTACAAGGGCAAGCGCTCGTTCCGCAGCCTGATCCGCGGGGCCAAGGACGCCCAGCGGATGTTCAACTACTGGCGCACCACCAGCACGGAGCTCGTCGCGCTGGCCCCCAAGGCGCCGTGGGTGGGCCGCAAGGGCGCGTTCGAGACTGACGCTGGCAAGTGGGCCACGGCGAACACGCAGACGCATGCCTATCTGGAATACGATGGGCCGGAAGCCCCGCAGCGCCAGCCGTTCGCGGGCATCCCGGCCGGAGCCGTGCAAGAGGCGCTGAATGCGTCGGACGACATCAAGACCGTGGTCGGCATCTATGACGCGAGCCTGGGCGCGCGGAGCAATGAGACCTCAGGCGTGGCGATCAACGCCCGCGACCGCCAGGCCGACACCGGCACGTTCCACTTTGTCGACAACCTGAGCCGCGCCATTCGTCATGCGGGTCGTATCCTTCTGGACCTTATCCCCCAGGTTTATTCGGTTCCACGTGTGGTTCGGGTGCTTGGGGCTGACGGTTCGCCGCAGATGGCGCCGGTCAACCAGCCGTTCCAGAAGCCGGTGACCGATGACGATGGCAAGCCTGTGGTCGATCCGCAGACGGGCCAAGTGAAGACCATCGAGAAGATCTACGACCTGACGGCGGGCAAGTACGACCTGATCGTCAAGGCCGGGCCATCGTTCGCGTCGCAGCGTGAGCAGTTCTTCCAGATGGCGACGGAGCTTCTGCGGGCGTTCCCGGCGGCGGCCCCGGTGCTGGGCGACCTGATCATCCGCAACTACGACATCCCCGATTCCGAGGAGATCGCGGCGCGGCTGAAGAAGATCGCCGACCAGCAGACCGGCGGCGAGGGCCAAGGCCCGACGCCCGAGCAGGTGCAGGCCGTCCAGGGCCAGATGCAGCAGATGGCCCAGCAGCTCCAGCAGCTGAGCCAAGAGAACCAGATGCTGAAGCAGCAGGCGGACCTCAAGGACCGCGAACTACAGATCAAGGCGTTCGAGGCCGAGACGAAGCGTCTAGAGGCCCTGAAGCCGGAGAAGGCACCGACGTCCGCGCAGGCGGCGTAGGCCCCGCGGCGCCACCCGGCGCTGCACCCACACAAGGGAAAATCATGGATACCGAAGAAGCGGTAGCTTCGGAGGCGGAAGCCCCCGAGGTCGCAACCGAGGTCGATGGCGCTGACGTCAACGATCAGGCCGAAGGTCAAGCGGAGGGTTCCGAACAGGAGCAGCCCGACGATGACCTAGAGGAAATCGAGATTGACGGCGCAAAACACCGCGTCGCGAAGGCTCTCAAAGACGCCTTCATGCGGACGGTGGACTACACCCGCAAGACCCAGGAAGTGGCCGAAGCCCGCAAGGCACTGGACACCGAGCGCCAGACGCTCGCCCAGCAAGCCGAGGCGCGCCAGGCCCTCCTTGATCAGCGGGTTTCGCTGAAGATG